TGCAGATCGAGCAGATGAAGCAGCAGACCGCGCAGGCCAAGATCAAGCAGGACGGCGACATCGAGGCGGCGAAGCTGAAGCAGCAGGACGCGCACAAGCAGGCTGAACTGCAGACCCAGAAGCAGCTGAAGGCGATGGAGTTGGGCGCGAAGGACGACGACCAGCAGGTCAAGGCGCAGGTGCAGAACGAAAAGCTGATGGAGAGCCGCGAGGCGCATCAGGCGCACATGCTGGAGCGCAATCAGGACATGCAGTTGAACCAGCAGAAGGCCGATCTCGCCGTGCAACAGCACCAGCTGAAGGCCGATGACATGGTGCGCAAGCAGAACGAGCGCCAGCAGGCCGCGCAGTTCAAGCAACAGCAGGCCGCGATGCGGCCACCGGGGCCGGTGTGAGTTGGCGCGAGCGGATCGCGAAAACCATCGCCGATGGTATCCGCGCCTACCACGGCTCGCCGCACAATTTCGACAAGTTCGACCTGTCGAAGGTCGGGACCGGCGAGGGCGCACAGGCATTCGGACACGGGCTGTATTTTGCCGACCGCGAGAGCATTGCGAAAAGTTATCGCAACGACCTCCAGAAAACCGTGTCGCCGCACCTGATGCTCGATGACGCCCGCATCACCAACAGCATGGTCGAGCGGATGAAGAAGTCGGCAGACCCCGCCGAGAGTTACCTCGCGCGCAATTACCCCGACATACTGCTGTCGCGCGGCAAGGGGTCTTACGACAAGCTGTATGAGTTGCGCGACAAGGCGATGGCGGATGTTGAGATGTGGCGCAAGCGCCTCGCTGACTACAACGCCAACCCGCCGATTGCGTCAACCTACAAGCCGGTCGATTACGAGGTGTTCGGGCACACCGCGCAGAACAGGGCCGACATGATCGGCGAGATGATTTCTCGGCTGCAACTGAACAAGGGCGGCCCGACCGGCAAAATGTACGAAGTCAACCTTGCCACCGCGCCGGAGCGATTGCTGAACCTCGACGTGCCGGTAGGTCAGCAGACGCCCTATGTCGAGGAGCGGTTGCATTCGCTGGGGCTTCGGCCCGATATGGTGTCGGTGGATAAAACCCGCGCGCAGGCCAACGACCTGATCGAGATGCTGCGCGGCGTCAAGGGATACGCGCCTTGGGTGGCCGACGATCTCACCGGCATCTCGCAGCAGGTCGCTGCCGCACAGCGACCGACGCAGGTCTATGACGCGGTGCGCGACATCCCGAATTATTACGGGATCAAGCCTGAACTGAAATTGTTCGCGACACAGAACACTCGCCTGCCGCTGACGCCACAGACGGACATCTGGAAAGATGTCGCGCCGGATGTGTTCAGTTCACTGAAGCAGATGCGGCAGGGTCTGGTCGAACGCAGCGCACTGGCGCAGGTCGAGGGCGAATTGGGCGGGCGCGTGCCTGCTGCTGAGACGCTGCGCGATGCTGGCATCCCCGGCAACCGCTACTTCGATGCAGGTTCGCGCACCGTGGGCGGCACCTCGAACTACGTCGTCAACGATCCCGGCATCATCGACATCATGCGCAAGTATGCCATCCCCGCTGCGCCAGCTGGCACCATCGGCATGGGCGCGCTCGCCGGTCAGGATCAGTACGAGGCCCCGCAATGATGGGCGATCTCGCCAGTCAAGACAGCTACTACGACCCGATGACGGGCCTGCCGACCGGCGGCTCGACGCCAGAGCCGCAGACGGACCCGCGTCAGTTCACTTCCGGCTGGGCGCGCATCAGCGGCATGCATCCGCAGGCGTTCGAGCCGCAGGGCACGATGTGGCCTGATCCGAATGCCAAGCCCGTCGCGCGCACGCCCGCACCCGGTGATCCTGACTACCAGTGGGCCATCGGGCAGTGGGCGGCACCGTTCCACGCAGCCACGCAAGCGGCGGGTGAGATGGCGGCAACGAACCTGTTGCCGAGCAATCGTTTCGGCATGGCAACTGTACTGGCGATGGACACCGACCCCGCCGAGGCGGGCAAGGCGCGACTGTTCACCAGCCCGTTTTCGGTGATCGGCCACACCTCGCCGGTTCACGATGCCGAATACCTGCTGCGGTCGCGCAACGTGACGCGCCCGCATCTTCCGGCAGAAGCGGTCGAGGGAAGTTACTTGCTGCCGTTTGCTGGAGATCGCGCCGCTGCCAACGCCGACATACTCGGCATCGGTGGACAGCACTTCGACATGCCGACATGGCTGCAGGGCGGGCGCGATTATCCGCTGGAGAATGTGGGCAAGGGCGCTGCGTGGGCTTCGGAGAAGTCGGCGGTGTCGCGCTTGCTAGGCCGCGCCAAGGAAGCCGACGCGCCGGTCTATGGCGTCTACTCGGCGATGGGCGAGCGCTCCATCGACTTCTCGCACCACGTCTCCGATACGCTTGTGAGCATGGCGCAGCACTCGCCGATCACCGACGTGGGCTTGAAGAAGTTCGACAGCGTGATGCGCGAGACCGACCCGAATTGGCCGGGCCTGCTGTCGCACCGCGCGCAGGATTATCTGGCGAGCGCGCCGGGCGGTTTGCGGGTCAAGCTGGCCAAGGAGATGGACAAGGCCGAATACCGTGACGCTGGCTTCCCGCGCGTCGATCAGGCGCGCTTTGCGGCGACCGATCCCGAATTGATTGGTGCGCCGACCGGCGCATCGGGCGGTTCGGTCTCGCGGCTGACCGGCGATCTCGCAAACACCGACGCGCGTCATCGCACCTATCGCTCCGTGATGGGTGGCGACTATCAGGGGCAGTTCGGCAATGTGCCGGTCGAGGTGATGTTCCCCGACCTTGTGAAGGCGCATCTCGAAAAGCGGCCAGACATGCGAACGATGTCGCCCGCCTCGCGCGATGCCGCGCACATATCGATGTTCATGAATGTCGGGAACGATGTGCCGATGTTGCAGAAGGCTACACCGCAATGGGTGGACACGGTCTCAAAGTGGCAGGAACTGAACCGGATGGGCGATCTCGCCCGCTTCACGCCCTGACGGCGACGGGCTTCGGGTCGGCACCGTAGTGGTCGATCAGCTTCAGCGGCAACTCGAACACCTTCGCGAGACGGTGTCCCAGCGCGTGGGCCTCCTCGTACCTGTTCAACTCGAACATCTCGATGATGTCGATCACCGCATTATCCTCGCTGTTGACCGTGACGAGAACGATCAACTCGCTGGGGTCGTTGTGACTGATTTCGACATGGTGCGGCTTCATGACTTTAATCCTATTCTCGAAAACATAGAAATTTTACCCTTCCACAGAGGAGACTGCAATGGCCCAGAGCGCATTGACCGTGACCCCGCCGAACCCGACGCCGCCGACCAATTTCACCTGCACGGGCGCAACGCCGCCGAACGTGCCGAACTACACCAAGAACACCTACAACGACCCGAAGAACTGGTCGTCGGTCAATCCGAAGGATTTCCCGCCGCCGTACTTCGATGACGGCAGTGCGCTGACCGGCACCGCGTTCGCGGCCAATACGGCGGCACTTGCGAGTGGTAGTGCTGCGACCGCAGGCGGCGGCGAGGGCACCTATCCCGGCGCTGGCTCGCCGCCGTTCAACCCGAACATGGGCGGCGCGGTCCCGGCGTCATCGAGTGTCGCGCATGAGGGCGCTGGCACCGAGGTGGTGGTCACCGCCGCCGTGCCGAACCCGTCGCCTGCAGGCCAGCTGCAGACGGTGTCGTGTCTCGGCAACTTCACCGGGATCGCGAACGCGGCGGGCCAATCGATCTCGCCGAATGCAACGCATGCCTCCAGCCTGTCGCCTGCGGTCAACCCGGCGCTGACCAGCGTGGCGGCGGGTGGTGCGAGCGGCGGCGGCACCGCGACCTGCACGGCGACCGGCACCGGCTTCACCAAGCAGAGTGTGCTGCAGATCAACGGCATCACCTATCCGACGACCTTTGTCAGTTCGACATCGCTGACGGCGGTCGCGCCGAAGAAGGCCACCGCCGGAAGTCTTCCCGTCTACGTCATCACGGGCGGCGTAGTCATCAGTGGCCCGCAAAACTGGACGTTCACATGAGCAACGAAAATCCCTTCCCGTATTCCGCCAGCATCAACGAGCCGCAGACGGTGTCGCTGCCGCTGCCAGAGAATATCGATGTGCCGAAGCCGGTGATCTCGGCGCTGGCACCCGACGCCTGCGCGGTCGGCGATGCCGACTTCGATCTCCACGTCAGCGGCGAGAATTTTTTCGCCGACAGCGTCATCACCTTCGCCGGTCACGACGAGCCGACCACGCTCAACGAGGACGGCACGCTGTCAACCGGCGTCAAGCCGTCGCTGTGGAGCGAGCCGGTCGTGGTGCAGGTGACGATCAAGAACGGCCCGGAGGTTTCCGAGCCGGTTGACTTCACCTTCGCCGATGCCGCCGAGATGGAAGCGCGTGTGCATCGCGGCGGCCACGGCAAGCCGCACAGGCGGCGGTAGTGGCACTCGCGGTCGTCACCGTCGCATCCGGGGGCATGCCGGTGGCTGACGTCACCGCCACCACGCCCAAACTGGGCATGGCGATCAGCGAGGCCGCCAACGGCAAGGGCATCGCGGTGACCAAGGTCGCCGCAGGCAAGCCGGGTCTCGCGGTCGTCTATGTGGTGCCGCCGCCGTGATCGAACTGGTCGAGGTTGCGCCGGGCAAGTTTCGAGTGAAGCGACCCGAACTGAAGCCCGCGCGCTCCGACCTTCCATTGCCGAGCATCATTTCCGACATCATGCCGCCGACCGAGCAGGTCGATGGCAAATTCTACACATCGAAGCGTGAGTTCAGGGCTGTGGGCAAGGCGCACGGCCTGATCGAGATCGGCACCGAGAAGCTGAAGCCGAAGCAGCGCATCACTTCCACCAAGGAAGAACGCCGCGCCTCGATCAAGAAGGCCATCGAACAATATAAATCCCGATAGCGGAGATCAGATATGTCAGACGTCACCGTCGCCCCTGCGGGCGGCGCGCCCGCTGCTGCGCCCACCAATGAAGTCGTCGTCACGCCGCCGCCAGTCACGGCTCCGACCCCGGTCGGCTCGCAGGCCCCCGACAAACCCGCCTCCGACATCAAGGGCAGTGAACACCGCCCCCAGAGCCGCCGGGAGGCCATACAGGCGGCGTTCGACCGCGCCAACAGTCCGCCAGCCAAGACCGAAAAGCGCGCCGAGCGGCCCGCGCCGAAGCCTGCAGATGCCAAGCCCGGCCACAATCAGCCGCCGGAAGAAACCAAGGCCGAGGGCCTCGATCTGAAGAAGCGGCCAGCGGATCAGCCACGCAGCGAGCGTGGCCAGTTCGCGCCGCGCACACCCGATGAGCGAACCAGCCGACCGCTGCCGCAAGGCCAGCCAGCGCAGCAGCAGGCGAAGCCGGTCAACCCATTGCCAGCGCATGCGCCGTTCCGCGAGCCGCCGACGCGCTTCTCCGAGCGCGGCAAGGCCGAGTGGCATCAGGCGAGCGAGAACGTGCGCGCCGACGTGCATCGGATGGAGAGCGACTTCAACGAGGCCTACAAGCGCTACCGTGGCGACCATGAGGAGATGAACAAGGTTCGTCCCTTCCACGATCTCGCCACCAAGCACGGCACCACGCTGCAGCGGGCGCTGACCAACTACGTCAACATGGAGACGAAGCTGCGCCAAGACCCGATTGGCGGGCTGGACGTCATCGTCTCGAACCTCAACCTGCGCTCGCCCGACGGCCAGAAGCTGACCTTCCGCGACATCGCCTACCACGTTCTGAGCCAGTCGCCCGAGGCGCTCAAGACCATGCAGATGGGCAATGCGCAGCAGGCGGCGCAGCAGCAGATCGGCTCGCTGCATGCCGAGATTGCGGGCTTGAAGCAGACCCTGCAACAGATGCATACTCAGGCCCAGTTCTCTTACACCCGGTCAGCGGTCGATCAGTTCGCCGACGCGCATCCGAGGTTCGATGAACTGGGCGACCTGATCGAGAACGAACTCAAGTTCGGTTTCGATCTGGAGACTGCCTACCGGCGCGCGGAGTTACTCCGCCCGACCACGCACGCGGCTCAGACCCGCTCCGCATCGGCTCAGACCCGAACTGCCGACAAGTCGATCTCAGGCTCACCCGGCGCTGGCCCCTCAAACGGGACGTCGAGGCGCGCAGATCAACCCGTCGGTCGTCGTGACGCAATCCAGAACGCGATCCGTCGCGTCGGGAGCGGCACATAAACCCTGATCATGTGGAGCGGCAATTATGCCCAACGTCACCTCGAATGCTGCTTATCAGCAGATTTTGTCGATGGCGCTGGAAGATCGTTCTTCCGGCTACCAAGACCTTGTGAGTAACAACAACGCCCTTCTCGCCGTGATGCGGCGAAAAGGTCTCTGGCAGACCTATTCGGGTCCGCGCATCCGCCAGACGCTGCAGATCGGCAAGCAGGTCGCGCAGTGGTATTCCGGCTACGACCAGCTGCTCAATCCCGCCATCGATCTGTTCAACGACGCCTACTTCGATCCGAAGATGGTGGTCGTGCCTGTCATTCTCTCGATGCAGGAAATCCTGAACAACGAAGGCGAAGCGCAGCTGATGGACGTGTACGACAGCTATATCGACGCTGCCGAGCGCGCCCTGCAGGACACCATGGATGCCGGTCTCTACAGTGACGGCACCGCCAACGGCGGCAAGCAGATCACTGGCCTTGCGACCGCGATCCCGATCACCACCAACTCCGGTGTCTACGGCGGCATCGACCGTGGCAGCGCCACGATCTGGCGCACCTCGACCTTCGACGCGCACTCGTTCTTGGCAGGCTCGACGCAGGTGACCTCGACCACGATCCGCCCGATGTTGAACTACGTCATGACCAACCGCTCGCGTGGCCGCGACTACGCCGACCTGTTGATCATGTCGCCGGAACACTATGCGGCCTACGATGCGGCCACCATTGCGATCCAGCGCCAGCAGAACGAGACCTCTCTCGGCAAGCTGGGCTTCTCCGCACTGGAGTACATCGGCGGCGGCAAGCGTGCCGAGATCGTGCTGGACGGCGGCATCGGCTCGAACATGCCAGCGAACACCACGTTCGGCATCAACACCGACAGCCTGCGTCTGCGCTATCACCCGAACCGCAACTTCGACAAGCTGTTCGAGGGCGACGGCCAGATGCCCATCGACAAGGACGCCATCGCCCAGTTCATCGGGTGGATGGGCGAACTGACGATGGTCAATCCGCTGTTCAACTGGCGCATGTACGACAGCAATCCTGCTGCCTGATCAACCAAGGGGTCGCCTCAATCCGGCGGCCCCTTTTCCTTTGGGAGAGTATCTATGCCTGCCACGCAAGACCCCGACGACGTGCTGCTGGTGCTGTTTCGTCATCACGCCGAACCCAACGAGGCCAAGAGCCGCGAGGCAGGCCGCCTGATCTGCGATGACGTCGAGGTGGTGGAAATCCGCCGACCCGGCGCGCGGGACTACAGCGTGCATCCGGCGCTGGAGGTGTGCGGCTGGCGGCCCGATCCCGAGACCGGCTTTCAGGTGAAGTACACCTACGCCGAACGCTTCTCGCGGCAGTACCGCCAGTTCAAGGCGCAGTCGGCGCAGACCAAGAGCGGCACGCCGCTGGCGCATGCGCCGTTCCTCACCGAGGCGCGCCGCGCCGAACTGAAGGCGCTGAACATCTACACCGTCGAAGCGCTCGCAACCCTCGACGGGCAGGAACTGAAGAACATTGGCCAAGGCGGGCGCGAACTGAAGAACGCCGCGATGGAGTTCATCGAGAACGCGAAGTCGAACGTGCCGACGCTGCAGCTGCAGGCCGAGGTGGAAGCGCTGCGCGCCAAGAACATGGCGCTGCAGCAGGACATCGAGGGCCTCAAGCGCGTCGAGCAGGAGTTCGAGGCGATGTCCGATAAGGAACTGCGCGACTACATCACCGCGAACACCGGGCACGCGCCGCACGGCTCATTGGCGCGCAAGACGCTGGTGCGGATGGCGATGGACGCCAAGACCGAGAAGGCGGCATGACATGACGCTGCTGACGGTGGTGAAGGATGTCTGCTCCGTGGTTGGCGTGATCCAGCCATCGAGCGTGTTCACCAACATCACCGGCACCCGCACCATGCAGGAGATGCTGTCGCTCGCCAACGAGATGGCGCAGCGGATCGCCTACGACACCCGCGACTGGACGAAACTGAAAAAGACCAACCTGTTCACGGGCGACGGCGTCAAGGGCGCGTTCGACCTCCCGGCCAACTACAAGCGCATGCTGCTCACCGCCAACGTCTGGCGCTCGACCACAGCACTGCAGCCGATGATCTTCATCCCCGACACTGATGAGTGGATACAGCGCCGGGCGCTGAACCGCTTCTCGGCGTGGGGCGAGTGGACGATCATTGGCGGCCAGATGCTGATCTGGCCGGTGATGGCGGTGGG